CATTACCTGACTTAGTAACAAACTGAACGCTTGAGCCAGAGGCAGGGATAACACGCGACATCTCGCGGATTGGGTTTGCAAAAGGCAATGCTGCGAATGCGTTGTCAAAGAAGGTACGACCACCAACCCCGTCACCAGAGCCTGTGATAGCAGATGCCTCGCGCAAGTCAATTGTGACTTTGTCGCCAGTTTGTAAAGTTTGCTTAATTCCAGACAGGATGCGTTCGGTAATGGTCATAACAGTTCCTAAATTATTGGCACAAAAAGGAGGGGGTTTTACCCCCCTCCGTTTTATCAGGTAGCAGTACCTGTTGAGCGATAACGCACACCAGCGTTAGGATCACGAACGCTTGTGCAAAGTCTCTTTTCCCCGAAAAATGTAATAAATCCGGGGAGCGTCTGGTCGTAGCGGCGCATGACCATGTTCAAGCGATCAACGATTGTGTGGAAACGCGAGAAATCAGCAAAATACATTGGGTACAAGCTGTTAGTGCCAGCAGTGCCAGTTGTAGTTTGCGATGGCGTATCCAGATACTTGTTCATCACAACATCAAAGCCAAGCATTTGACCAATGATGCCATCAGGGTTCAACGACTCAGTAGAGTTGAAGATTGGACGACCATTAGTGTCTTGCAGACCACGGATTGCTTGAGCCAAGATAGGGCTAACCATGAACTTGGCGTTGCTTGTCCAATACTGCTGTGGCAAAGCGTAGATCAAGTTGATAACGTCTTTGTATTGGATGTTGTTAGCGCCGACAGTGTTGGCGTTAGTGGTGATCTGGTCATAAGTAGCCAGCGAATGCAGACCGCTTGTAGAGCCAGTACCAGAAGTGCCAAATGCAGCAGTAGACGATGTACCACCAGTGTAGGTAGCGTTAGCACCAGCGTACTGATCCAGACCACGCAGACCGTTAGTGCCACCGTAGGGGTTGCTCACGGATTGTGCGGCTTGGTCGTTGTTCTGAATCATCGACAGGGCTTCGGACTGAGCGAACGAGGCCAACATATCGTCAACAACCACGGCTTCCAAACCATCAATATCGTCCAAAGCGGCTGTACGGATTGGGAACTGCACATTCAAGTCTTGCAGAACCAATTGCCAGATGCTTGTGTCTTCAGTGGTGGCTGCGCCGTTGTTCTGGATCGCATAGCCCCATGCTTCACCGGGGTTGCCTACGCGAACACGGAACTGGTAAGAAGAACCATCAGTTGCAACAGTGCGGGAAACACCGCGCATTGGGTTCAACAAACGCAGAGCCGTGAAAGTTGGATCGTAGCCAGTACGACCACCCTTGCCATCACCGCCAGCGGTCAGAGCAGAGGCTTCTTTCAGGTACGCATCCATTTGGCTTTCGTCTGCAAAGATTTGCAGTTCTTTCTCAAGGCGGTTATTGCCTTTGTAGAAAGTAGCCAATTGCTCACGCACGGAACGGTTCACATCTTGGCGAACAGTCTTAGCGGGTGTGCGAATGAACTCAGGCATATTGATAGAAGCAACTTTGGCTTCCAGAGCAGACACCATCTCAGCCATTTCAGCTTTAACAGCCTCAACAGCGGCGGGGATTTTTGCTTCTACAGCAGAGATACCTTCGGCTTGTTTAGCTTCGATGGCATCCAATTTTTCAAGGATAACTTGGGACATGATTCAACCTTTAAGTCGTTTGTCAAGGAGTTTAAGAAGTTCACGCTGCTCAAGAGCCGCAAGAATTTCTGCTTCGGTTGCCTCCGCATCAGAATCACTCTGAATTGGCGCAGTTTCAAGAGGCAGTTCAACAGCATCACGCTGTTCAATCACCGTCTTGAATACAGATGCGGCGGCAACCGACATCTGCTTGGACAGCCCTGCATCCCGCAGTGCTTCTTCCAATACTTTCAAATCAGCAGAGCCATCAGGTCGGAAATATTCCAACTTCTTGATTTCTGCTTTCATGTTATTTGGGTGCATCACAACGCTAGTCTCGCGCAAGCCACCTTTGGTGATTTGGAAGTAGCCAGATTCGTATGGGTCATCAATACCGTTGTCCATTGATTCGCCATTTGCATCAACCCACTGATATTCTTCGGCATAAGCGCCAACAGAAACCCCGCCAAACATATTGGGGGATTCTTTCATCACTTGATACAAATCAGAACCAGCAGTTGTATTGAGATACAAGCGACCAGATGCGTTCATGCAATTATCGTCCATCTCAATGCTTGTCCATTCGCCAACAGGAATAGCATCCGAGTTGTGATTGACATACATTGGGAGAGGCCGACCAGATTCGGCAAACTCTTTGGCCCATTGCATAAAGCCTTCTGGCTTGTAAAAGAATTTACGACCATCAGCACCTTCACGGGGGCCAAAGGTTGTAATGCAAGCCTCAATCTGACCAGACGGTTCGCCGTTGTTGGCTTTTTCGTTCAAGTTCAGCTTGGCTTCGCAGATTAGATTCAATGTCTTCATTGATTGCCCCTAAAGCAATGGATTGGTTATTGTCCTGTATTTTAGGGGGTCGCCCCAAAAGTACGGGCAACTGTTTTGTGGGTCTTCTGACCTGTTTAGCTAATGCTACCAGATATTGTGTATCAGTATACATTTTTAATCAAGTCTTTGAGCCAATGTTCATTTTTTTGGTTTGGCTACCGCCACCACCACCAGTATCTTGTGCGCTAGAACCCGGTACAGGCTCTGCTGGTTTGTCATTCTTGACTAATTCGTCACCATCTTCCAAAGAAGGCAAATTCATGTAGTTTCGGGCTTCGTTCGGGGTCATAATGCCACCCTTTACGCCAGCAGTTGCAAAGTTCATTTGATCCAAAGGCGCACCCTTCAGGAAATCCTTGGTGTCAAACTCAATACACAAAGAGGGATAACCCTCAAGCAAATGCTGAGACAATTTCTGCTGGATATTCACGATTGTTGGATACATGGTGGTTTTGTAAAACTCATCCAGCGCCGTTTGGCTGTTGTTGAATTTGCCATCATGAATGCCAATCATAGAAGGTGGCACACCGAACAAACCGCAGATTCGGCGCATAGTCTGCAACTTCAAAGCAGCCGCATCAGCGTCTTGCAGTGTCAGCATCTCCAGCTTTTGATACTTCATGCCTTGGTCAAGCAACATACCTTGACCCGGCTTGCTTGGGTCGCTGTTCTTGCTGCCTGTCATGTTGTTCCACGCCTCTTTCAGGCGAGCAGCAATCTCTTTGTACTTGCCATCAGGAACAACTTGGTCGGTCACAAACATACCAGATGGCTTCGCGCCGTTCTGCATGACAAAGTTGGCGTACAAGTCGATGTCTTGGTCAAGACCAACCAACTCAGTCGCCAGAATCGCTTTGTTGAAACCAGCAGAGCCTTGCCACGCCATTTCTTTGCCGTGCATGACTTGGAAATACTTGAACTCATGGTCTTTGTTGAAACCGTAGCTTGGCGTAGACAAACGGAATGTTGGATAGCGGGTCGGCGTAATATTCACCGCAATCAGCGTTGAATCCAGCACATACATTTCCAGCGGAGTCTCAGTAGAACTGTTTTGGTCTTTCCTCCACCACAAGGTAAAGGCTTCACCAGACAATTCGTACCACATGAGCCACTGATACCAGAACTCATACTTGCTCTGGAAGTTGTTTGGGTTGCCCAACAGCTTGGCAACTTGACGGGCTTTGGCCTTATCTCGCGCACCGACACCCTCACCACGGACAGCATCAACCATTTTGCCATCAGCAGTTTCACAGCAAACCTTGATTGGCAACTGCGCCAAAGCACGGGCTTTAACCCCCACGCAAGACATAATCGTGCTGTTTCGGGTCAGCACAGACATATCTACCGGGCGACCAGCAGTTGTGGTGCTGGCAGTGGTTACATAGAGGATTTGGGTGTTAACACCAGCTTTTTTATCACTACCTTGATAGACAATGTTGTTGCCCAAAGCTGTCTGACCGAACAAAGTATTGCTCTCAGACTGAGTGTTTTTACGCTTGAAAATGTCAAGAATTGCCATGATTTCCCCTCAATTTCCTACACTTTACCACTCTAGCGACCTAAAGCCAAATGAATCGCTGACAAATACATTATCCAAGTGGCAGTGTAACGCCATAATCATGGCAATAATGCCATCAACCTTGGCTGACGGGTCGGCTTCGTTCTTCCTGACCTTCACATTACCGTTGACATCAATGTAAACCTCGCAGTTTCCAAGCTGCCAACCAACAAAAGGATTGCCTTCGTGCTTGATGGCTTTCTTTAGGATTAACTGTTCTGTGGTTTTGGATGGGTTTGACAGCACAGCCATACCCTGACCAACCTTTTTTACAGGCAAGCCATCAGCGTACAGGTTTGCCACCAATGCCGCAGCGTTGTAGGGGTCATAGCCAATCTCTTTGACCTCAAACTTCTCGCACT